CCCTTCGTGGTAGATCTGGTCCATGCGTAGATGTCCTGATCTGGCTGGTATGTGAGGTATAGGCCATCGCCATCGCTCATCACAAGGAAGCCCAGCGCATTTGGTGCGGGGGCGTAGTCCCAGTCTACGATTGTGCGCCGGTCGAAGAGGTGGCGCGCAAGGACGCTGATGTCTCGGCCAACGAACTTGTTGGAGTTGATCTGAAAGCCGAGGTCACGGACGAACTCGCCAGAGCTGACGTAGAGTGCAACGTCACCGGCAACGATAGGGCGCAGCGCTGTCGATCCGTAGTAGGACTGAGGAGCGACACTGATTGTGGTCGGAGTGAACACCAAGGTGTCGCCAGCCTGCACTCTGTACTCCCCGCCACTGGTTAGCAGCACAAGGTCGCTCAGAGGTACGATGTGCTGGATCGCGTTGATGCGGCGCGCTGAGATCGACTGTGTGATTGCGTCATCGGACAGGGGTGGAGAGGCTGAAGCAAAGTTGTTGAAGTGCCCAAGCTGGGACATCCAGAACCGGTTCGGGTTGTTGTTACTGTTGGCGAAGATCCTGCGTTGCTGATAGAAGCCTGTTGCTGATGGGTTGTTATCGCCAGACGAGCCGAGGTCCAAGAAGGGGTCGCGGAAAATGGGCGGGGTCAGCGAGTAATCTGGGACCACAGCAAGATCCTTGAACTCGCCCTTCGAGCTGTTGCCGATCTTACCAAAGGAACCGAAGTTGTCAGTGGCGTAGATCACATAGCTCTCTGCTCCGCTTACGGCGTCCCAACTGATGGTATTCTTCCAGCCTGACTGCGCACTTGAGAAGGCTCTAGTGAACAACCTGTAAGCCAGCCCGCCGCTAGTGTAGGCAGTCAGTATGGTGCTATCCACATCTCTACCGTCCAGCAGCTGCAGACTTATCTGTGTGGCGTTGATGAACACCGCGTGAAAGCGCAGGCCGTTCAGTTCAGTCATGCCGACGACGCCAGATATAAGGATAGGATCTAGGTCATCGAGGCCGTGGCCCGCAGAGAATGTGACCACAGCAGGGTTGGCCTGCGTGATCCCTGTAATTGCTGCGGCCTCGTTCGATGCTCCGCGTAGGCTCTCCTCGCTGTCGTCAGCGCTGATTGCTGTGACTGCGTAGTACCTAGCCCTGATGAGCTTCTCCCACACCCCGCCGCTGGTGTAGGCCGTGAAGCCAGTGCCATCTACGGCAGCGCCAGAGGATCTGTAGGCCAGATCAAATCTGTTAGCGTCAATCACGGTGATCTTGTACACGAAGTTGTTGAGCTGGGTCATCCCGACGATGCCAGTGATGTGTACCTCATCATTTGTAGCCAGCCCATGCCCAGCATCAGTGATGCGGACAGGGTTGGTGGCAGCAGCAGCAGTGATAGTGCCTGTGGTTTTTGTGGTCGTCTCGTTGTGTGAGATGTTTACAGGATAGGCGACGTCAGGTGTCAGGTCGATGTCACCCAGAAACCATGTGTCGTTGTCTATCCGAATTAGCTCCTGTGGGTTATAGCTTGGGTGGACCAGCGTCATCACGTCGCCAGACTGAGCGTAATTGATGGCCATCAGGTCTACTGCAGCCCACGGGGTCACCACCTCGTAAGGTGGCGTGGCGGTGCCGCCGCTGGTATAGGTGCCGTAGTCAGTGGTCGTCACGGCGGTGCCGTTCAAGTCGGTCAGGGTGAATGTGTCGGCGGCCGCGTTATCGACAAGGAAGTTGCGACCGTTCAGCTCAGTCATACCTACGACGCCGCTGATGTAGATCTCTTGGCCATCGGTCAGCCCATGCCCCACGCTGGTAACGACGCCTGCTCCGGTGGTGATGCCGGTGATAGTCTTGATGCTGGCGCTGTCGAGGATCTGGGCACCGAACGCGTGGAACCGCATGTACAGGTTGCCAAGCTCCAGCACGAATGTCTGGTCGGTGCTGAACTCGAACTCGATGATGCGGTATGGGCCTGCTCCTGCCTTACACTGGGCAGTGAAGCGGTGACCAGAGCGGCTCTCCATCGACCCTGTGAAGGTCGCGGTGAAGTTCTCGGCCAGCTCGACAGCGACGGCGCGCTTGCCAAGATCTACGCGGGCGCCCACGGGCGCGGAGACTTCCCCGCCGCCCATGCTCGGCTGAATGATCTTGACCATGCTTAGTTCCTCGCTGTGATCCAGTCAGGTTCGCGAGTGACGCGGCCTACCGATCCCTCGTTGCTGTCTTCCATCTTCGCCACTCCGGTGTGCCGCTCACTCTCGCGCACCATGCGGTCAGCAAGCTGTGCGTCTCCGGTCAGTGGCAGGCAGATAGCTGCAGCGATGCGCCAGCTCAACGCTAAGTCAAACAACGCATCAAATTCTGTCGGCACAGTGACCTGCTTTGTGTACTCGAACTCTGGCTCGCTCTCGTTGGTCACCAGTACCTTGGCGTCGGTTGAGCTGCGGGAAACAGTCCACTCTAGGGGAGGATAGCGTTTCTGCAGAGGGTCGAGGGGGTGCACCATGCGGATGACCTTGAGGGCATCTGGCGGGTACGCGTACATGTTCGCCCACCCAGCAGGCGGCGTACCGGATAACAGTGCTGGGGTGTAATACCGCAGAGCAAACTTCCAAGGGTGTTCTCGCAGAAGAGCATCTCTGATATCTTCATAGACTAGATTGACCTGCTCCGCCTCTGGCGTTGCCTCGGTCAGGCTGGTGATGTCATAGCGGTCTCCGATGTACTGGAGAGCTAGTTTCGCGATCTGTACGTCAGAGACAGCCATGCTTCACCTACTGTTTGCGGGAAGGGAACTTCCCAGTTGTGCGATGAACCGCACCTTGTGCCTTGGCCTTTGCTTGGCCTGCGGGCATGTACTCACTCGCGTCAGACGCGGGCTTCGGGCGGACAGCCTTCGGCGGCTCTTCGCCCTGCTCTTCGAGCTCCTTCGCCATAGCTTCGAACTCTGCATCCTCAACAAAGATCGTAGCACTCTGGGGAAGGAATTTATAGCGGGTAATTTCCTTCTCGCCAACCTGCCGAGCAGGTTTCGAGGTGTTATCCATAATCGGAACCTTGAGGGTTTCTTTTTCAGCGAACACGGATGGTAGTGTGTACCAGACGTTGCGCTGATTGCCTCGGCCTAGTCGTCCGAAGGCTGGGTGGTAAAACCCGTGCTTGTCAAATTTAACTTTCATCGTCGTTCTCCCGTTCCAAGATAAGCGAAAGCGGGGCCATCACAGCCCCGCCCTCTAGGTTTTAGTTGACGGCGTCAGCGTAGGCTTTCCACGCAGATGGGTCATAAGTTAAGAAGGCGTTGATCGCGCCTGCAGTGACAGTGGTCGTACCGATGATGGCAAGCACGCCGAGGTAGCGCTCGTATGCTTTACCTGCGCCGGTTGGCAGTGCGCCAACAAATGCCGTAGTACCTGCCTGTAGAGCTGCCAGAGCGATGTCATCAGTGACGAAGGTGTCAGTGGTGATATGGTTCGTGGCAGTCCCGTCTACGGCGATTGCAGCTTGGGCGTCAGACGCCAAGCTGAATGCAATCGTACCGGCAGCGCCACCAGTGATGATGGCTGTGGGCACGGTGATCACAAGGTACATGGGCTTGCCGTTACCCAGATCCTGTGGGGTTGCGCCGAGGTCGATCACGTTACCGATCAGGGCAGTACCTGCCGCTGCGGCAACGCTTACGGCGTCGGCGAACTCGTTGAGGCTATCGATGATCATCTGATGATCCTTTCCAGTTTGCGGTTTACACGACCCGCGCTTCGTTGCCAGCCAGTGCATCACACCGACGGATAGGGTAGCCACCCCACGATGTCTGCATCGTCCCGCCGACCATATCAGTGGTCAGGGTGGAGTTTGCAACAGCGTTGGCTGTCTGGCGGCGCAGGAAGGCCAGCATGGTTTTATCCATGTACCATACGGTGCGGCCCATCGATGCGTTCGGGATCTCGGTGAGAGCCTTGTGCATCAGGTCGTTCAAGTCAGCACCTGTCGTCAGATCGTTCGTCAGCAACGAGCGGTCGATGTTACAGATGCGGACGACGTACCGCCAGTCGCGGACTGTGAGACCAGCCTGCCACTTGTAGTGGGTACGGTAGATCTGCATGCGGCCGGTGTTCGAACCGCCCGATGCGTCTTCCAGAGTATCCTCGCCGAGGTCGCGTGTCTGCAGGCCCGCAGTGGAGCCTTTGGGCACGATGCCGTGGCAAGTGTTGGGCGACCAGCAGATCAGCCAGACAGAACCGTTGTCGGAACCGGTGCCTCCACCGTTGATGATATTGTCAGCGTTTTCAGCACCGAGGTCGCTAAACCGAGGGGCCAAACCGGTGAACTCTTCCGGTGCTGTGGTCTCATCGCCGTAGAACAGCGTGTCAGCCATCTCTTGGTTCATGCCCTCGATGTGGGGGCGGTCTTCCTGAAGACGGAAGGCAGCGCTGTCGCCTGCCATGTCGACCAGATCCTTGTCCACTTCGGCGTAGTCTTCGAGGTTGCCGGTGGTGTCAGTGACCTGTACGGCGCGCGACTTGGTCGGCTGAACGCCGCCATAGAGCTTACGCCATGTGGGTGTGGGCAGACCCGAACGGATCGAGGTCCGGTGGCCTGTGGTCAAGTTCCCTTCGAGCCACGTCATGTCCATCAACATTTCGTTGGTCTCGTTCAGGATTTCGACAACATCAGCGATGCTGCCGTCTGGGTCGGTAACCTTGGCCAAGTCGGACAAGGTCGGGTTGTTTACGCTAAGAACAGCCATGATGGCCTCCTGTGATTACGCCTCTAGTCTTTGTACATCGACGGGTACATCCGCCTGAGCTTGGCCTCGGTTGCGTCGCCCTTCTGGACATCTTCACCTAGTACGAGCTGGGGGTCGGATAGAACCTTACTGATGCGGTTCACAAACCGCAGGAATGCTGGGTGGTTGCCGATTGCCAGACCATTAGGGTTCTCTTCTGACGGCGACTTAACAAGGGCTGTGAGCTCTGCGTCACCGAACTTCTGCAATGTCTGAGCGACCTGCTTCACATTCGAGGCGTAGTTCTCACCGCCAAAGTCTTTGTCCGTCTGGGCAGCATCGCGCCACCCTTGAACCCTACTTTGCCAGTGATCGACAGCCGAGGCCGCCGCTTCCTGCTGCCGTTCGAATTGATACTGGATGAGGCTGGAGAACTGGGCCTGTGACAGCTTCATCTCTTTCGCCACTTCCGAGAACGCCTCGAACTTGCTGTCGTCAATTTCAAAGCCTTTTTCTTTCAGCTCATCAGTGACGTCGAAGGTATACCGGTCTGGCACTCCTTCATCACCAGAGGCGTCGTCATCCGACAGCACGTCCTTGGTTACGGCGGATTTTGCCCCATCTTGGGCATCGATGTCAAGTATGTCGCCAGCGGTGGCTGCAGCCGCCGCTGGCTTACCCGCGTCAGGGACGGGAGGAGTATCGCCTGCCGCAGGATTAGTGGCCGTTGGTGCGGCTGTGTCTGGGGTGAGTACATCAGCTGATTGGGTCATGATTTTCCTCCATCATTTTCATAAATGCACCGAAGTGCAGGGTGCGGACATCGTCTAGCAAGGCGAGACCAATGGCTCGTCCTCCCTCGTTGAACGACGTCCCGTGAGTGTCTGGCCCGCAATAGCTTGCCCTGTCGATGTGGCACTTGTCGTAGCACATCTCGTAGATCCAGCGCCGCCCTCTTGGCGACGACAAGATCCAGCGCAGGTCGCCGAGGCGGTCCTGCTCTTCCTTCTCGGCTGCCGCAACCTGCGCGGCATCCGAGCTATCGTAAACGACCTTACGCGCCAAGTGACTGGCCTCTTCCTAGCAGATCCGTCAATGCATTCGGGTTCTGCGTGTCTGCCTCGGACAGCAGGCGTGCTGTGTCTGCACCCTGATTGGCCTGCGCAGCCATCTGTGCCATCTGCTGCTGCTTCGCTCGCTCCCCACGGATCTGGTCGCGCTCGGTAATCTCGCGCAGGAGCTTGGGCGACCCGCCGAGGATGTCGGCGTATTCGCGCACAGCTTCGTCCAGATCGAGGTTGTCGAGGATATCAGGTGCGATACCGGCAAGGTTGCCAGCGAAGCCCACGGTGCGCTCCATCGCTGCAGCTGCCGAGGCCTCCTGTGCCTGAGCGAGGATCGAAACGTACTTGATCTCGATGTCAATGTCCTGCAACGCCTCTGGTGGCTCAGGCAGGAGCCCCTCCTCCATGCAGATGAAGAACAGATCCTCCAGCAACGGGTCGAGCAGCTCTGTGTTCATACGCTGCAGCACCGGCCCCAGCAGTGCCAGCTTTTCCTCATGGCGCTCTGCCACCTCGGTCGCAGTCATCTGGCGGCGATCCGAGTTGATCATCATCGCGAACAGGTCGGCATAGAAGCCACGCTGGATGCGGTTCTGGACTTCTTGGATGTCCATCATCATCTCTTGGATGCGGGGCTGAACGAGGTAGGCAGGCTGGAAACCTGCGCCGCCGTTCGCGTTGTCAACGTAGGTGGTGCCGCCAGCGATCACCGTTGTGGGCTTGCCTCGCAATGAGACAGGCGCAGTCATCGGTGGGTTGACCATCTTGTCGATGGCCTGTGCCTTGCGGCGCTGCTCATGCTGCAGCTGCTTGATGTCGCCGAGCTGATCCATCGCTGGGCTGTAGCCATAGACGTCTCCGCCAAGAACATCCCACCGGCAGGCGAAGAATGGGCGACGGAAGTGCCCGCCGTCCTGAAGCAGCACATCGGTGTTGCCTCCTTTTTCGAAGTAGGTGTCTGTATACGGGCGGTTGACCCCGTCCATCTTAGCCAGATCGCGCTCCTTCGCGCGGCGAGGCTGCACCATGTGGACCACGCTGATCAGCTGGTCGTAGTTCTTCTGCTTCCACAGGTTCTTGACGGTGTCACTGGCCTTCGACCAGTCAAGGTTTCCGCTGTCTTTGTCGAGGACGAACTGCTCCACAATCTGGGCCACCGTCATGGTGAAGTCGCGGCCAAGAGTGTCCACCTGATTGTACTCGTTCTCGGCGATCACATACTCGCCAGCAGTCAGTGCGCGATAATTCACGACGTGCTGGGGATGGCGACGGCGATACAGCACGCCTGTACCGAACGCACCCATCTCTGTGTAAAGGCTGGACACGGAGTTGTAGAAGTTCGAGCCTGCCAAGACTTTGCGCAGCACTGCCTCGACCTCTCCGAGGTACTGCTTGACGCCCTCGGCGTTCATCGTCACGGCATCGCGGGTCTGGAACCGGAACCAAGGCCGCGCTGGGCTGGTCAGCCCCGACATCATACCGGCTGCCAGCGTGCGGAGCGCCTGCCCTGCCGAGTTGTCGATGATCTTGTTGGTGCGCTTGCGTCCCTTGGTGCCTTGGCTCTCGGTCAGGTACCGGCCACGCCGTGGCAGCAGGTAGTCCGTGATCTCTTGCCACTGGGCACGGAAGGACGACCGGTCCTCCTCCAGCTTGCGGTAGCGCTTGAGGGCTGGGCCACGCTTGCCCAGACTATCACTCATCGAATTTTCTGGGCTGATGGCTACCATTAGATCAAAGCTCCTAGTATTCCGTTGAACTCGGCGATGCCGGTGGTGTTGTTTGCCGACGCTGTACCGCGCACGCGGACGTCTGCGTTTGGCGGCACGATGAGGT